AGGACCCCTCCCTCCCGCTGTAGGCGCTGTATGACGAGTCGGGTGGAGAACGACCTCCGGGTGGATTATCCGACGGGGCATGTTGAGACGGTCCTTGACGAGGGTGTCCTCTATCAGTCCTGCATGAAGGCCCTTCTCACGGAATATCGGTCCAACTCCTACCACCCCTGGTACGGGTCGCAGCTCCTCAACATGTTGGGCAAGAAGCGCGGTTCGGGTGTTGAAACAGCCTTGGAGCAGGAGATCCGGAGGGTACTCGACAAGGTGAAGGCCCTACAGGGGGCGCAGATGAAATATCAGCAGGTTTCCTTGAAGGAGACCCTTTCCGAGGTGGTGAGCATCTCTGCCAAAACCCACCCCGACGATCCCACGACGGTATTGGTGGACATCATAGTGAAGAATGCCAGCAGCAAGAACGTGCGCCTCACATTCGTATTCACCGTTCCGGGTGTTTCGGGTGTCCTGAAGAGGAACGGGCAGATGGTGGGATCCCTTGGATAGGAGGTACAGATGAACAGCCCAGAGTTCAAAATCCCCGACGGCACCTATAAGGCGTCCGGGGTCATCACGACGACACGCGACACCCGGTTCATCTACGGAAGGTATGACGAGGAGGCGGTTGCGGATCTGGAGGTCTCCTTGAGGGGATCTGACCTGGCGGCGGATTCCGATCTCATCTCATTCCACGGGGGCCTCTTCGCGATCCCCAATCCGGAGGTCTTTCCGGACGGTCTGGCCCTCGTCACGGGGTCCAATGCTATTTCCGTGCGCGCCCAGCACACCAACGGGTCACCCTCCGAGATCTCCAGCTTGGACATCATCCTCGTCGGAGAGGGTGTCCTCGGCGTAGTCCCCGTCTCGCCCACCGCCTTACGGGCCGAATCGTTTGACGGTCGGGTGCGCGTTCTCGTGGAGGGTGGCTACAGCGGGGACATCTACGGCTACAACATCTACGCTGCATCCGTTCCCGGCGGAGGGTCTTCAGGCTACAGCCTCATCAACGTCTACCCCCTGGAAACTCCAGAGAAGAACCGCAAGGAGGTGCGCGTCGGCATTATCGACGCCGACGTTCCCATTTCCAAGGACAAAGACGGGAATCAAATCGTCGACCCCCTCCTGTTGAGACTCCGCATCGATCAAGTGGATATGGCGGGAACCTCGTTCCATTCGGACATCGACGAGGCCCTTTCGATTCCAGACGAAGCTGACGAGGTCCGGGTCTATGCATCCGTCGACACCATCACCTATTCCAACACGTACTCGTTTGACCATGTGCGAACAGCGGGATCTACATCCACCCCACCCACCGTGTCCGTGTCGGAGTTCACCTCCATTCCGGGGACGGATCCCCTCTACTATGTGGCCACGGCCCTGTATCGGGATCCCTTCGATGGAACCGAGTCGGAGTCCTCCTACTCCCCTGAGGTGTCCGCAACCCCCGTCTATGTGGTTCCCGTTGTTGCGGGTGTCCCCGCTGTATCAAGGGAGCAACTCCTAAAGAGCACTTCGCTGGCACTGTATTCGACCGATCCAACGCTCGCCCTTCACCCAGGCACCGTTATCCGGGATCTGTTCGTGGATCCATTTCTCACCGAGGCGGGGCGGATTCGGTTGGTCGTGGACTTTCTCCATCGGGCCTCCTCGTTTTCTACGCTGCTCGCCATCGACGACCCTACTGGGATCGGGAAGAGTGTTGATGTCACCGCCTCTCCCTACAAGCAGGGTGTTGCGGAGGCTCTGTTCATGAATCCCGCTTCCGGTGTGCAGCAGCTCATCAACGTGCAGTTCGACAAGCTCGCAAGCAACTTCGGAGTGGTTCGATCCAGTGGAGCTTCAGCCCGGGGGGAAGTCACCTTCTATCTGAAATCTCTCCCGACTGTTTCTATAAGCATCCCCCTCGGCACCAGGGTCATGGGCGCATCCGTCGTGTTCAGGACCGTGTCTGCGGTTTCCATTCCAGCAGACAACGCCGCCAGCTACTACAACCCCTCGAAGGGTGAGTATTCCGTAACCGTAGGGATCCGAGCTGCCACTCCAGGGGCGGGGGGGAATCAGGGATCTGGAAGGATCGGCAGGTGTGACATGTCTGGGGTCAATGTCCGGAACGATGAGGCCACATTCGGCGGGAAGGATTCGGAGAGCAATCAGGAGCTCGCCATCCGCGCCCACAGGCGACTGGCTTCCGTGGATACCGGAACCTACAGAGGGGTGTTCCAGAGCGCCGCCATGGTCCCTGGTGTGGATAAGATCAAGGTGGTGGCATCCGGCGACCCCCTGATGCAGAGGGATATGGATGAGGGAGGTGTACACCGGGGAGGCAAGGTTGATGTGTGGGTGCGGGGTGCCTCCGAGGCACAGGTCACCGATACGTTCTCGTTTACCTTCGAGATTGCCAGGGACATTCAGTTTGAGCTCACCTCCACACCGGACATGTTCGAGTTCGTAGCATTGGACGACGATCTGACGCCCTCCAACCCGATCATCGAGGTTCTCAACAAGGAGACCCCGAAGTTCGGCATCCGGAATGCCAGCACGGGGGAATACTTCGATCTGACAGATGCCAAGATCACTGGATACAACACCATCCGCCTCTCCTCGAAGGTGGATCAACCTGACCTCGACTTCGGGGATGTCGTCCTCGGGGACTACAGGTACAGGACGGGTACGCAGTACACCCTCGAGCGGCAGCCCGTGACCTCCGTGGCGGGAATCAAAGGCACCGTTGCTGGCACACTTGATGCGAAGGTGTGGACGCTCGTCCGTCCGAGTTCCCCCCTGACATATGGTCGCTCCAGTTCAGCGGGGGCCTATATCCAGGTGTCGGAGCCCCTCGACGTCGACGCGACCCTGGTCGTCCCCTCTGGGGATCTCATCACCGTGACGGATGAGTCCCACGTGATGATCGGCGAGTACGCGGAGTATATCGCCAACCTCGGGGCCATCGGTCTGACCCTCACTGTCAAATCAAGCGATGGTGAAGTCGAATACAGGGGACCCTATGACCCTTCTGTGGATTCCGACTACACCATCATCGAAGGGGATCAGACATCCGCTCTCGGCATCCAGCGCATCGAGGGGGGCAGGATCTCCGATGGGGACACCGTCCTCATTTCGTATCAGCACGACGAGAACTTCACCGTGGAGTACACCACGAACCTCGCCGTGTCCGTGACGCAGACCGACATCGACGAGAACAAGCATCTGTCAGCGGATCTCTTGGCCAAGGAGGCCGTTCCGGTCGCTGTGGACATCACAGGCACCGTGGTGGTGAACCGGGGGGCATCAGCCTCGGAGGCGGATGCCTCCATCAGGACCATGCTGACGAACCTGTTCGGGGGGCTCGGAATCGGAGACCCCATCCGACATTCCGATGTTGTACAGGCCATAGATGCTTCCTCGTCCGTGTCCTATGTCATCCTCCCCCTCACCAAGATGGCCCTCTCTGACGCGTCTCAGGTTGTTCGGGAGATCCTCCCCTCCGACCAGTTCTCCGACCAGACCCCCATTGATGCATGGTCCACAAATCAGGCACAGGTCTACCTCCTGAAGGCGCCCCTTGCACATGCCACCACCGACGGGGGAGGGGTCGAGTCCGGCAACTACACGGGTGTGTGGTCGGATGATGCTCCCGTGGAGCTCTCTCAGGGATCTCCACATCTTCTGGGATCCACCCCGGGCCAGGCGTGGATCATCGGATCTGCTGGCTTCGTGATCCCCGGGTTGAGTGACGACGATACCATCCGTTCGGAGGGTTACTCCACTGATGCCGAGATCCAGAGGCAACGGGAGGAGATCACAGCCAATCGGGTGCTGGTTTCCCTCTCCGTCGGAGAGTCCGCATCGGGCAGGGCATGGTCGGTTACCTACACCTCATACGGGGACCAGGGTGCCTTGGATCTGGAAATCGGCCCCTCGAGCTTCTTCGAGGGCGGCACCTGGATCTTCACCTATGACGAGGATCGTTCATCGACCAGGTTCTTCGGATCCACGGCGCAGGGTTATTGATGAGCAAGTATTACGATGACGATGGGACCATCCTCCCAGAGGGCGAGAGGCTTCTCTCTGAAATACAGAACCCCGCCCCGCTGACACCCCTTTCCGATTCAGCATCCCATCGGCGGGATCAGATTGCCGACCTCATCGTGGAGCGTTTCAGGGAGTCCCTCCCCTCCAACTATGTTGCACGGACTGGAGGACCCTTCTACATCAGGTTGTTCAGGGCACTTGCCCTCCAGCTCGCCGACTTTCAGATCATCGCAGAGCTCTCTACGGACGATGCATCCTGGAGTCTCACGCGCCCCGACTTCATCTATCAGATGTTTGGGTGGTCGGTGTTCCCTCGGGCAGGGCAGGACGGAAAGCCGGCGCCGCAGGTGGGCAGTGATGTGGATCTGCGGGACTTCCTTCGGCGGATGATCCTGATCCTCCTGGAGGGGGCGAAGAAGGATTCCATCGAGAGGGGGGCTGGCCTGCTCTCCGAGCTCGGCGTGGACATCGTTGAAAAGGCAGAGCATCTCTCCAAGGAGACCTCGGCGTGGGGTCTGGCGAACCAGTATGAGTTCGAGGTGAACATGGTTGCTCTCAAGGATGCAGCCGCCTCGGAGGTTGGGGGTCACTGGCACCGCATACGTGTCGATGGGAGCGGGTCGGGAAGGACTCACGGCACATACTCGGAAGACGGTTCGGAGACGCCGCACTACCACCTTGTTGAGGACTGGGTCGTCCAACCGTACCGGGACGGCCAACAGGTCGAGCACGGACATGCCGCCCGCCAGGGATTCCCCTCGGACCCCTTCACA